GCCAACGTCACAACTGCGGCTGCTAGTAAGTATCTCAACGCTGGAGTCATTAGCTCTGGTACCACTGGTACCGTTGCCAACAATGAGCTTGTTGATTCAGGTGCTTTGGTCACAGGACAGACTCTCGTAGTCGACACTCCGACCACAGTTCCCGCAGGTGGCTCTATTATCTTCACTCTCGATGCCACTGATGCGACTCTTGACGCTTATGCGTACGTTCGTTTTAAGGAATTAACCTTTTAACGCCGGCTTAATAAACTAAACACAGAAAGAAGGTGAAATAACAAATGAAACAATTACCAGCAACAAAATTAACCGCGAACGATGCTACCGCTAAGGAAGAGCTCGGTCGTGTCCGTTGGGAAGGTGGAAAAGCATATCGCTATATCTTGAAGGAAGATGCTACAGCCATCGGAGTCGGAGACGTTGTTGAATTCTCGGACACAACTGGTTACGAAGTGACCAGTGATCGTTCAGGTGGAGCTTCCATCGGGAGGGTAGTTGCAGGTGTCGCCATTGGTACTATCACAGATGATTACTACGGTTGGATTCAGGTATCAGGACGATGTGCAACGATTAAGACGGATGGTGGAGTAAGTGCAGGAGATGTTCTTATTCCCCACGCAACAGTCGACGGAAGAGCTGACACAGGAACAACCGCTTCAACAGTGGTCATTACTGTAGGTCAGAAGTTTGCCATGGCTCTTGAAGCCGATGATGGTACAACCACAGCCGGTACGTGCGCAGGTATGATTATGTGTCTGTAAGTCACAAAGCAAATCGGAGTTCGGTTAATTACGAGCTCCTTTTTGTTGGTTGATATAGTCCGATATACTATGACCATCTTGTACAAACTACATCAATCTGGTATGTTTAATTCACATGGATAACTTTGATTTATCTGCACCAGTTTCAGTTCTTTTTGAAAGCGATCCTGTTGTAGAGCAAGAAGTGGACACCAAGGATTTCGATATTAAACTCACCAAGACACGAAAATTAGGCAATGGGTATCGGGGCTACTACTGGAAGTGGTTTGACCACTTCAAGAACTTCTACTTTGCATCCGACCAACAAAATCTACAGCTTCCCTCTCCGAATGAGTTCGAGATGTCCTTTAGGATAGCCCATGCTCTATACAACGAGGGACGATTTACTGATGTAGAAACTGCTGAGGATTTTTTCGGCGTGATGGAATCAATAATTAACTCAAACAAATGATAAATATCGGTATTGGTATCCCCACCCCAGCCATTGTTGATGCAAACTTCGCTCTTGGCAATCTTCAGGCTTTAATTTCCTACACAAAAGAAAATCTCAAAGACTTGGGCATTATCAACGTCTGCTACCAAGCGGGAGTGCGCACCGATCGCAACCGTAATATCATTTTGGACAAATTTATCGAGTCCGGCGAAAAAGGCACACGCTTTGACTACGTTCTCTGGCTCGATGCCGATATGATGTACCCCAAGGATATGATCTGCAAGTACCTAGAGGGTGATTTTGATGTCATGGGATGCCTCTACTTCAAACGTGCCGATCCTTATGCGCCTATTGCTTTCATCAAAGGTCAAAACCCACTCAAACCGTTTAAACCTCTAAATCCCCTCACTATTGAAGAGGACAAGGTTTACGAGGTTGATGGTTTGGGGTACGGAGGACTGATGGTCAACATGAAGGTCTACGATACCCTCGGTGACGAAAAATGGACAAAGTATGGCTCAAACTTCCACCTACCTCACGAATCTATCGATCACCTCACTCACGATCTTGTTTTCTGCCGAACCGTTCAACAATATGGCTTCAAAGTCATGATGCACGGAGGGGTGAGACCGGGTCATATCGCTGACAAAGTTGTCACCATGAAAGACTGGGAACAGTACAACCCTGAGGCTATCAATAAGTTTTACGAGAAAAAAGTCAAAGAGAGTGGCAGCACTACCCTAGTTGTTATCCCCTCCAAACACAAGAATCCTGACATGAAGTTGGTAAACCTACTTCTCAACCGATCTGGTATGCCCGATCCGATGACTAGAGTTAATGTTTTGCACCAGTGGGATAAAAATGGTGATGGATACCACGCTACTTTCAACCGTGCCTATCTCGACAATCCCGGCTATGATTACTACGTTTACGTTGCCGATGATGTTTTCCCTGGTCGCAACTGGCTACTTCAGGGACTTAAGGCCATGCACGTCAAAAATGCCGGTCTGTGTATCCCCAATGACGGCAAGTGGAATGGAGAGATAGCTACTTTTGGCATCATCAGTCGACCGTTTATTGAAACTTTTGGCAGTGTTCACAAAATTGACGGAAAGTATGTCACCGTTCCCTTTAATCAGGACTACAAAGCAAATTATGGAGACATGGAGTTGACTATTATTGCCAAAGCAATGGGAAAGGCTGTTTATGAGCCCTCCTGTGTCCTTACCGAGGTTGATTTTAAGAAAGACACCAAGAAAGGTCACGCTGACGACAAACTGCTATTTGAGAGGCGACGTAGGACTGGATTTGAGGGCAGAGTATTTGACATAGCTCTACTTGGTCGATATGAGCAGTTACAAGGCGAATTAGAGCCATTACAATCGGTCGGTGTGCCTGAGTTTACTACTGATTGGTTTACTAAAAACCTACCATCATGGGTAAAGTACATTCTTCCGCACCTTAATGGTGTTCATTTGGTTGAACCGGGAGACAAAACACCCCAAACTCTTGAAATTGGCGTTTATGAGGGAAGATCGGCTTATTTTATCCTCGATGCAGTTCCTGATGCTACAGTCACCACAATCGATCCTTTCACAGGATCCGGCTATCTCCCAATGCTTGACGTTAAGGAAAGATGTTATAAAAATCTTGAGAAGTTTGGCGATCGTGTTGTCATTCTCGACAAACCGTCTGCTGATGTACTTCCATCACTTTCTCCTGATCAGTTTGATTTTGTCTATGTTGACGGGCTTCACACCTACGAAGCGTGTAAATTCGATATGGAAAATGCGTGGCCTTTACTAAAACGAGGCGGGCTAATGTGTGTTGATGACTATCTTTGGAACCGTGCGGATGTTCCCTCGCGACCTAAGGAAGCAATTGACGAGTTCCTTACCGCCCACAAAGACGAACTAAAAATTGTCTACAAAGATTATCAAGTAATTATTGAGAAAAAATGAAAACAGTACTTTTGACAGGAGCTTTCGGGTTCATAGGCAGTCATGTGGTTGAGGAATTACACAGGCGTGGTTATCAGGTATTCTTCTTTGATCGTTTCATTAAGAGTAACGATGCTGAGAAGATTTCCAAAGCCGATGGAGTTTTCTTTGGTGATATTCGTGATGCCTCTGCTATCGATGAAGCTGTTCGTAACTGTGATGGTGCCATTAACTTAGCGGGACTTCTTGGTACTGCTGAGGCGGTTGCTGACCCAATGCCAGCGGCACAGACCAATATCATTGGCGGTCTTAATTTCCTCGAGGCAATCAGAAAGTACGGCAAACCTGGTGTACAGATTACCGTTGGTAATCACTTTGAGAACAATACCTATTCCATTACTAAGACTACTATCGAGAGATTCGCTCTCATGTATCAAAAAGAGCATGGTGTCAGAGTGGCTGTTGTCCGCGGACTCAATGCTTACGGCCCCGGACAGCATCACAAACCTATCCGCAAGATTACCCCCAACTTTGTCACAAGTGCCCTTAGAGGCGATCCTATCAAGATTTACGGTGATGGGTTACAGGTTATGGATATGATTTACGTCAAGGATCTTGCCTCAATTCTCGTTTCGGCTCTTGAAATGGCTGATTCTACCAAAGACATCGGATTTGTCATTGAAGCGGGTACAGGGCGGCACACAACTGTCAATAAGATTGCTGAGGTCATCATCAACGATGCTCAAAAGTTCGCCAATGCCTACACTGACGGAGACAAACTTTATGATTACGTTCCTATGCGCCCCGGTGAAACCCCACACTCAGTCGTGGTGGCTGACACCAAAACTCTACCCGAATCATTCCTGTTACGCTTACCCAAAAATAGGCTTACAACCCTAGAAGAGGGAATGCTTGAAACAGTCGAATGGTACTTTAATAATTACGATTTCAAACATGATTAGAAGAGGAGTTTTACTAAAAGTTACCACTATTACCGAAGAGGAAACTGTCGCCAAAAAAGGAAATCTTTGGCGAGTGATTGAAATAGTCGGTGATGCCGTTTGTTTACAATCTCAAGATGAGGTTGCCGACAAATATGGCAATATCTATAACCTATTTTGGATGCGCAAATCTGAACTTGAAGAATGTCCTAATTTAGAAGTCGTACCAGAATAAAATGCCTATATTTATGCCTCGACAAGTGTTTGGAAATATGCTCTTTACGAAGCACTTCCCTCCACAGATTGCTATGAGGTTTCAGGTTCTTAAGGACTCACAGATTTTCAAAGAGTCTGAAGACGAGGGAACTTTCAACCGTGTTCGTGCCGGTCATGAAAATTGGCACATTCTTTTTGACATGGTAGAAATTATGGAGATTGTACAAACACAGCGACTTACCAATGAAATAATTGAGGTTATCTTTTTGAGAAATTTCGCTGATGCTATTAGGCGCGGAGTTGTCCATATTGACAAACTACCAGAGCTCGTCACAACCGCTGAAGCGAAGCGTTCTGCCGACAAAGTTAAAATTTCCAAAGCTAAAAGACGACATGAAGATGTGGTAGAATCATATAAGTACGCCCTTAATAACCCACTATCTGTTGAAGAGTCAATGAACAAGGTTCGGGGCAAAACGAGAACGGCTTTTAAATTAAAAAAATAGCAAAAACTATGAACACATCAAATGTTCCAGGTACCCCAGAGGAAAAGTTAGAATCCCTTAGAGCTCAAGCCCTCAAAAAAGGCAGAGAGTTCAATGAGACCGCAGTAAGAGAATCTCTTGGTATTTCACTACCTGAGGTTGTCGATGAACCAGTCGCCAAGAAACCCTCGAAGAAAGCTGCCAAGGCTGTCAAAGAGTCTCAACCAAAAATCTCAAAGGGTAAAGTAGGAGGTAAATAAAATGCCAGGTGTAACCCAACCAACAGAATATCCCGGTAAATACGAAGAAAAACTTAATTCAATGGTTGCTATTGCCAGAGAAAGAAAAAGAGGCAAACTAAGTCCTAAATCTGAGGAAGAGTACAGAGTGATCTGTAAACAAGCTCTCATGCTTGAGGCTGAGGACAAGATTGAGTTTTCACTTCGGGGTGAAATTCGCAGAGGTAAATTCAAGAAACTTCAAATGGAACAACCCGAATTTGAGACTTTGTGGAGAAAAAAGATGAAAGCTAGACTAGAAAAAGATGGCTTCCCATTCTCCCTCACCAAAGAAGAGACCGCTATCCTCGAGAGATTGAAAGACGAGGCTAATGCTAAGAAAACTGCAGAAATGACGAACATGGCCGCCGAAACACTGAGGAAAATAATCACCACATAATTGTGGTATCATTAAGTTAGTCACAATCAATTGGCCTGCGGAAGCAGGTCTTTTGTTAATAATTACTTAATAAAAATGGCAGGAATACCCACATATATCGCAACAAACACAACGACCTTAGTACAAACAGGTCCAGGAGTTTTGGAGAGAATTATCCTTGGTGAAACCGCCGCAGGAGCTATTACCATTTACGATGCTTTGACTGCTACTGGTACTGCAAAATGTGTTTTGAAAGCCTCTATTGTTGAGGGACCTTACGAATTTAACATGAGATTTAAGACCGGACTTACTATCGTTACCGCTGCCGCCTCCAAACTCACCGCTATCGTAAGTTAGGCAACTCTCAAACGAGAGATACGAATTGCTTTTGTGATAAGATTAGTACGATTAGTAAACAATCTGGTCACCTAACGGTGGCCTTTTTTAGAATCAAAATATGAGTGCAATTTCAATCGTCACTTTCACAGATTTACTTACCGATTACGCTGAAAAACTCGGCGAAACAGCTATCAATACCAGCGATAGTCGCAAGAGAAAAATAAACAACGCCTATAAATATCTCTGTGCTGAGGAATTATGGTGGTGGTTAGAGACCATCGGTTCTGATGTTACTGCCGATGTTTCAATCTCATCTATCACTCGATCGGGAACAGTCGCTACTGTCACCACAGGTACGGCTCATGGATATGTCACAGGAGACACGGTTGCTATCTCTGGGGCGGTACAAACCGACTACAACGGTTCCTTTGTTATTGTTGTCATCGATGCTACATCATTCACCTACGTCGTCAGTGGAAGCCCTACAACCCCTGCAACCGGCACAATAATTGCCTCAGCCCTTACAAAAACCTTACCCACAGACTTCAGAGCCTTTCACCCACGCAATCCTATTAGTGTCGGTGGAAAATGGTATTTTATTACTCCATTCTCGGATCTTCAGAGATACAGAAGTTCAAGTGGAATTGTTCAACTTCCTCAGTTTACTTCCCAAAAGGCTGCTTATATTTACGGAAGTTCTTTACACTTTATTCAGTCCTCAATGGCGCCGGGACAAACTATCGTTTATTACTACTACAAGGAGCCTACAATGCTTGATACTGGCACGGATCAGCCAATAGTACCTTTATTATTCCGCGAGGCTATTTCCCTACTTGCCGCCGGCAATGATTTGGTGGCTCAGGGTGGACAGGAAGCTGACATGGGTAAGGATTACCTCTCTCTCTATGATCAGATGGTCGTAAAAATGAGAGCTGAAAACGACAACCGAAGAGAGATGGGAATTAAGAGACGAGCTCTTGATCCTGAAGAGGTTCAAGTATTTGGAAATTAAAATATGCCTAAACTTCAGCAAAGACGCAGAACATCGGAAGACCCTGATTTTAGGTACAACGGTTGGGCTGACGGATTGAACACTAACCAGTACCGCAACAAAATCAAAAGGACGGAAATGTCTGCGGCTCAAAATGTCGAGACTAACTTTAATTCTGTCGATAAAAGACTAGGAACTTACTACATCGGCAACGATAAAGACTCTCGAACTCGTGGGCTTGCTATGTACACTCACACTGATGGCACCAAGAAAATAATCAGATCTTCAGGGACTACACTTCAGGCGTACAACAGTACCTCTGGGGATTTTGATGACCTTGCTGGTAAAACCTACACTTCGGACATAAACACAGATTTCATTCAGGCTTACGATAATCTTTATGTCTTTAATGGAACGGACAACCTTACCAAATATCTCTATACTGCTTCACCTGTTATCACTGTGTTCGTTGAAGTGCTACCCCCATCATCTCCTACAGCAACCAGAGGTGGAGGATTGTCATCTGGTAGCTACACTTACTACTACCGCTTGACTCACTTTAATGCTATTGGTGAAACCGTTGCTACTTCGGAGTTCTACACCGATGTCAACATCAAAAGAGATCAATGGGATGCTACCAACGAAATAATCACTCTCGCATGGACAAACGCCTCAGGAACCATTTCAGGTACAAACATTTACTTTGGTACCACCTCTGGTGATGAGACGTTCTTGGACTCAGTTGAGGGTTCGGGGACTTCGTATGTAGATTACGGTGGAGTGCTTGTACCAGACGGACTTACTGAAGTACCTGAAACCAATTCTACCGGCGGTGTGATTGCTTACGCTGGGGCTTTTGACGGTACTAGACTATGGTGCTTCAAAGGATCGACACTTTACTACTCAGGAGGTGGAACTGTTGATATTGACCACTTTGATTCAGGTTCCGGCGGTGGAGCTCTTAATATCTCCAAAGGTGACGGAGACGAAATTAAAAAGGTACTTGCTACTCGTGATGGAACGATTATTGTTTACAAGGAGTTCTCTACTTGGAAAGTGTTCTTTAGTTCCGAGGGAATTATCACTTTGAGGAATGTCAATCAGTTTATTGGCTGCGTAGGTCGCCGAGCTGCTGTGGCTGTTGACGATGATCAGGTATTCCTCTCTCGTTTTGGTATATTTACTCTAGGAAACCAACCCAACTTCCCTACCGATATTCTTCGTGTTCGCTCTATCTCACTTCCTATTGATGCTGACCTCCAAAAGATTAGCTCGACCAATCTTCCCAATGTCACCATGCACTATGACTATAAACGCAGACTCAGGCTTGCCGTGGCTGAGGGTGGTTCTACCTACAACAACACCGAGTACATTCTAAAATACGGCGCTTGGATGAGGAATACCAATATAAATGCCAACTGCTATGTCAATTTCACCGATAAAATGACCGGCACACCTGTACTCGACGAACTTTCCAAACAGCATACTTTGATTGGAGCTGATGACGAGGGAAGAGTCTACGAAACAGACCACGGGTACTCGGATCGTGGAGTTTCGATTGATGCCTATTTTGACACTAACGAGGACAATCAGGGCGAACCAGCTCGCTCCAAGAAATACTACGATCAGGATGTCGAAATCGGAAAACTACAGGGCAACCTCGATATTTACCAGTTCTTTGACACTGGTGATGACATTAAAGTCACCATCGCCAACAACGCCATTGGTGGTGTCGGAACTGAGGCTGTAGGTTTTACTCAGGTAGGACTTGAGGTTGGCACAATCATATCTTCAAATGCAATTTCAGCTACCAAACGTTGGAGATTATTCGGTCGCCAACAGAAGAATATCCGTACAAGATTCAGACAAAATAGTGCCTCTGGTACATTCTCAGTCATGAGTTTTGCCGGTGTCTATCGTCTTAAATCTCGCCGACAGTATGAGTCGGCTGACATTTTGGAAACTGCAGCTATTTAATGTATAATGGGGTTATTGCTTAATCAATGGCTCCATGTTAGGAGCCCTTTTTATAAAATATGACAGACCTCTATCCATCACCAGAAGGTTTTTTTGTTACCACACTCGCGTCTGATTTGACCGCCACTTCTTCAGTTATCTCTCTCACAGCTCTCCCTGTGCGTATCACTAAAGGTTATATGGTCATTGAGCCTAGTTCTGCCACCAAGCGCGAGGTTATTCACTTTACTTCCGTTGGAGTTTCCTCTGTCACTACCGCTGATGACACTACCGATGCTACCGATGCTACGGGAAGAGGTTGTCTTGGATCAGTTGCTCTTGGAGGAGTCACCGCACACGATCAGGGCGTTACTGTTGTAATCGCCGCTGTCGAGCAGTATTGGGCAAGAACCTATGCCGCCTTTACTGCCGAACATACTGTTGCCGGGGCTCATAAATCAGGAAACGTACTCACTCTACCTCAAATCAACGACACTTCTTCAGATCACCAATATGTTTTTGCAGTATCTGAATTGGCCGCCGATCGTACTGTCACACTTCCCTTACTGGCAGGAGATGACACCTTTGTTTTTTCAAGTTTTATTCAAACCATGACAAATAAGACTCTCACGACCCCTGTGATTGCCTCTATTTACCAAGATGCTGGAAAGACGAAATTGATGACCTTACCTGATACCGCCAGTGATACTTTAGCCGCCATTGCTGCTACACAGACTTTTATCAATAAACGAATCACCCCAAGAGTCGTTACTGCTACGGATGACGCTACGGCGGTCATTGATTGTGATGTTACAGATCAGTACCAACTAACAGCAATAGCTAATGATACCGAATTTACAGTTACGGGTACACCTACAAATGGACAGAAACTTCTTATTAGGTTAAAAGATGCTGGAGTTGCCAAAGCCTTAACATGGACAGGGTTTACCGCCATAGGTTGTACCGCTCCTACTACGACAGTTGCAAATAAGACTCACTGGATTGGAGCAGTTTACAACTCAACTACGCCTACTTGGAATATATTAGCAGTAGCCTTAGAAGCATAATATGGCAGTAGAAATCTACGGGTCAAATCCATTCTACAATAACGCAATTAAGGCTTATTACCGACTTGAAGATAATGGCAACGATGTAATTGGAACTAATAATTTGACTGTTACTGGAGGATCTTATGGTACTGGAATTTTTGGAAAAGGATATGTTGCTAATGGGACTAGTTCTCACGCCGAAAGTGGAAATATTGCATTTGGAAGTATGGGAGCAATAGCTTGGTGGTTCAAACCAGGTGCAGACATTGGTACGGGAGCTGAACCTGCTGATTACAAATATCTATGTTATCCAGGAACTGGATTTGCTCGTTTCCAGAAATCAGGGGTAGGGTCCGCAGGTTTAATAATTTTCGCATATTCAGGAGGTGGTGTAACTGGAGACGCCTTCAAATATTTATCAGGTGTCGATTATTTAATGGTTTTTGACTATAGTCCTACAGCAGGAGCAAATATTTGGAGAAATGGAGTTAAGGTCGCTAGTAGTGCACAAAACTCTGGTGACAATGGAAGTACACCTTTAGTCCTTGGGTCAGCAGGAGAAGGGGGAACTGCTAACGCTATATTTGACGACTTGGCAGTATTTGGTACACCCTTAACTTCCGCCCAACAACTTAATTTATACAGTGGTACGAAACCAAGCAACGGATTTTTTAATTTCTTTTAATAACAATCTAAATAACTATGTCACCTAAAACAAACGAAACCACTAAATTGCACCACCTACTGACTTGTGATATTATTACTTAGAGGACAACCCATTGCGGGCCCCACAATTTAGTGAAAACTCGCAATCAACCGAGCTACCAGAGAAGGTAGCTTTTTTATTAGCAACTTAACAACGAGAGTCAGAGTCAAACAAATTAGGAAGATTGGGTAGATTACCCATTGAGTCACATCAGCCTCAAGGAAAATAATCATACCAATCATCGTAGGTACAATTAGTATCCCGATAAAAACCAATTTTAGTAAGATTTTGAGTATTCGTTTCATAAACATTATTATACACTATAAGTCAATATGACACTTGCAGAAGCACTAAGAAAAGGGGTAGGAGCCATCGGAGGAGTTATTAACACGGTTGGTCAGGCAACAGGTGCTAGTGCTCTTGCCAAAGCCGTTGCTCCCAATTTTACTCTCGCCTCAACTCTCCAAAATTACGGTGGTAATGTAGCAGGTTCAATTAAGGATGCTATCGTGCCTAGACAGGCTTACGCCGCTGAAGCTGATATGACTGGTAACACAAGTCAAAACAGTGGTGGCGTTATTTACGATCAAAATGGCAACCCAATCGGTTCTTCAAGTAGAAATGCCTCAAATGTCGTAGGTGGTGGAGATAATGGCGGTGGCGGAGGCGACAACGGTGGTGGAGACGGTGGTGGCTCCAGCGGGGGAAGCACCGAGGATCTCATAAACGCTCTTATTACCAAGGGTGGATATAACCCGACAGATGCCCGAAATGCTGCCAATGGCCCCGATGCTGCCAATCTTATGAACGAGTTCTTTAATACTACTCGATCAAATACAAGCGACAATGCTCGTAAGGCTCTCGAAGCTGCTTTGGGTGTATTCAACACTAAGGCTCAAAATCTCCGTGATCAAATTCCTGGTATTGAAGCCTCTCGTGATTTGAGAGTCAGAGGTTTGAATGAGGGATTGACACAATTCAACGACACTGCTTCTCGTGAGGAAGCCTCAAGACTTGCAACAATTCAGGCTAACGAGAAAACCACTCAAGATACTTACAGCACGGCCGAGAGAACGACTCGAGCTTCAGCTAAATCCCTTGCCAATAAACTCAGAAATATGTTCGCCGGAGCTGGTACTCTTGATTCTTCACAATACAAAGACATGAACGTCGATCAATCTAAAGAAATTCTCCAATCCCTTGGTGACATCAGACGTGAGGGAGCTGGAAAACTCGCTATCAGTAAACAGGAACAAGACGACCTTACTAAATACTACGGTGAGCAGAAAAACCAATTTGACCAAAAGACTAAACTTGCTATCGATACTGCCAAAGCTGATGCCGACAAAGAAATCACTGGAGTTTTGGGTGATATTAACCTTACTGATTCTCAGAAAATTGAAGCCGTCCAACAGGCTCAGGGAAAACTTGACGAAAGACTTGCCTCGATTGACGAAGCTCAGATTAAATTCAAATCTCAGCAAGAGTCCGATGCCCAAGACCTTGCTATCAAACTTGCCGAACTCAAACAAAAAGGCGTATCTAGTACATACACGGATTCTCAAAAGGTTCAGAAATCTCTTACGGCTGCCGTTGATGTGGTCAACAAGATTGCTACAAATATGCCAGGCGCTAACAAAGCCGAAATTGCGGCTCAGGTGTTCGCTTCCTACCCTGAACTTAAAGATGTCGACCCCGCTTCTTTATTCGGTAAATCCTACACTGGTGGCGACAATCCTGATCAACAATTAAGCACACTCTACGGTGCACAATAAGCACCATGAGCAGATTAACTGATGCACTATTGAAGGCGAAGAGAAAAGCCGAGGAATTGGCAAAATCGACGTATCAGAATGTTTTTCAGACAAATAAGACTAAACTCGTTTCCGCGACACCCACGACGGTCTATCACGATACTCCCATCACTCAGGGGATTAAGTCTGTTGCTAGTGCCGTTAAAGGCGGAGTAAAACAAGCAGGAGAGTATGCTAGTGATATTTTCCAAGGAAGTAAAGCTGGTACTAAATTAGTGGCTCGTGCCATTCTACCCGACAAAACTGTCGAACAAAACCAAGCTCGTCAAAAGGCGATTACTGAGTCTATGGCTATCGCTCGTAAACGAGGGGATACCAATGCAGTCAAAACTATATTTCAATCAGGACAAAATGCCTATAAAACCTCCACAGATTATTTATCCGCAAAAGATGCTGAAAATAAGGCTTTACTAGGAAAAAATCAAAAGGGAACGATCATCGCTGGTTCTACTGTTTTGGGTGGCCCTAAGCTACTTACAAAGGCTGGTGCAGTGTCAGCAGGTCTTGGTGGAGCTATAAACGCCGTAGTGGCGAA